CCATTCTTCCCATTCTTCCCACCGTTCTTCCCATTCTTCCCGTTCTTCCCACCATTCTTCCCACCACCATTCTTCCCACCATTCTTCCCGTTCTTCCCGTTCTTCCCAAGTTTTATCATCCCTTGGTTCGGACCACCGTGCGTTGAAGAAAACACACTGATCGACACACCTAATGGACAGATTCCTGTAAAGAATCTTCAAGTTGGAGATGTCGTCTGGTCAACACCAATCAGTGAATTGGACGAATCAGAGCCAGACTGGCACAAATATGCCTGGTCTGCAAACAGCCTAACAACAGGTGCCTTGGTTGAGACAACAATCACAGCAATGGAAGTTATTGAAGAGTCAGATATCGTATGTTTCAACGGAAACTCAGATGTTAGACTAACCTTCACACAGCCAGTGTTCGTGAAGACAGTCAACAACATCTACAAGATCAAAGAAGCATACTACGTAGAAGTTGGAGAAAGCCTGATAGTTATAAACTCAACTGGTCAAAAGGTTGAGGTCCCAGTAACAAGTATCGAGCACTTCACAGATGAAGTAGTAAATGTTTACCAACTATCTTGTGAGCCTTACGACTGGTTCTTTGTAAGTGGTATACTAATACACAACAAGTAATCTAGTAGAGAGTAGGGAGTATATGTCAGTCGAAAATAACGACGGTATACTCCCTACCTTTGTTTTAAACAAGGTCGTAATAATTCCAGGGCTAGTTTTATATAAAAATATACTACTAGAGGGAAACAAAATAATAGACGATATTGAAAATGTTTTATCTAATAGTAGTAATTATAAGTGGAGTCCTGCAATGGTTGGAAATAGGCAAAGAGTTCCAGACTACAGAGACTGTTTAGACTTTAAATTTAAAAAATCTACAATTGTTGGTACAGACGAAAACTCTGAAATAATAAAAGAATCCTGGCAGTATTTATATGATAGTATGAATGCTGCTGTAAAAGATTATTGTGTCATGTACCCAATGGAGCCATTAGAATATTGGGAATCTATAAATTTAGTTAAGTATTTTCCAGGAAATCATTTTCAAACTCATGCAGATGATGGAGCATCCTACAAATCTGTTGTATCTTTAGTCGGATATTTAAATGACAATTACTCTGGCGGAGAAATAACATTTCCTGCTCATGATATTACAATTAAACCAGAAGCAGGAGACTTGATTATATTTCCGTCAAATTATATGTTTATGCATAGAGCAATGCCAGTTACAGACGGTATAAAATATTCAGTTGTAACAATGTTAGACTATAGCGATAAGTTTCATACACAGAGGTTTTATTATGGAAAGTAAAGAGTTGGCTTTGGGAGTTAGGCTTTACAAAGGTATAATTTTGCCATGTAAAGAAAGAATTTTGTCTTTAGATTTTAATGGGGCAACAATGGAAAGCATAATAAGTAATGATGAGTTTAAAACAGACTATAACTCTAGAATTACATTATCTATAGATGTTCCATATGTCAATAAAGATAATAACGAATTTACTGATTCTTTTAGAGAGACTTTTGATCCAATAGAAAAAGACTATATGTCCCTATTTAGTATATCTTTAAAATCTCATAATCCTTATAAAATTTTAAAATATGAAGTAGGAGGAAAGTTTGAAAATCATATGGATGATGGGGGCGGTAACTTTAGAAGAGTATCTACCGTATATTATCTTAATGATAACTATGAAGGAGGAGAGTTATGCTTTCCTCAGTTTGGCATAGAATTAAAACCAGAGTCTGGAGATATGATAATATTTCCGTCATCTTATGTATATTCTCATAGCGTAAAGCCAGTCTTATCTGGAAACAGATATTCAATAGCAAGTTGGCTAAAATGATTAAATCAATTGTTACAGACGCAAATAGTCAAGATCTTGTAGGGATAACAGAAAGAATTGATTCTGCTTGCCCATTAAACAGGTTTAATTACGAGCAGCACTGGTCAACTGATTGTGTAAGGGCAGATCATGTTTATAGGATAGATAGGTTTGTTCAAAGAGTTATAGAAGAAACTGGCCCAATAGTTCAGGGGCAGGTAATAGATTTATTTGAAGTAACAGATAAAGTTTTTCCATATAAAATTCAACTAATCAAAATAGACAAAAACACCTTTAATACAGACATCGTGGTTGATGGTCAGGTATGTCAAACAATAACTCAACTAAAAGAAGAATGTATTACGCATATTCTGCCAAATAATATCGGAAATGTATCTATTCCAGACCTAGTGTTTGGAGAATACGCTATAGCCTCTTATTGGACAAACTTTAAAGACCCAGAGTATCCTAGATGGTTTATGAGCAAATACTTAAGACACTATGACACAAAGAAGTCGATAAACCATGATAACTAAAGATCTTAGTTCTCCAAAAATTAGAATAATAGAAGACGCAATCTCTAAAGAAATATGTGACAAGATTATAGACTATGCAAATCATAATTTTTTATGGGAAAACTATAACATTAAAAAGCATACTAATTTAAAGAGTGAAGATCTTAACTCTGTATCTCACCAGTGGCATAATCGCAGAATTGAAATTGATGATATTTATGAAAATGATTTTGAAAATAACAGAGATTTATTTTCATTGTTGATTCCAATACATAACTTAATGTATGATCAGACTATTGATTTCTTTAAACCTGAAGTCCAAATATATAGCGAGATATGGAAATTTGCAAAATGGTACGATCCATATTTTCAAAAGCCACATACCGACTACCTTGATCCAGATTTTGACCTGGAGTCTTTTGATATTAACTCTGTTCCAGAAGAGTGCAGGTATTTTTTTGAAGAAAGAAATGTAGATATATATAAAAATACATTAACCACAAAACACTATGCAGCCCTTCTATATTTAAACGATGACTATATTGGGGGAGAGATTTATTTTCCTCAACATGAGTATTTTGAGTATAAACCAAAGCCTGGAAGTATAGTTATTCTTGAAGGAAGTGTTGACTACATGCATGGGGTTAAAAAGGTTGTTGAAGGAACTAGATACACAATAACAAACTTTTGGACTAAAAGCCCAAAGGCATCTTCCAAGATTGCTGCAGATAGAATTATGAAAAGAATAAAGAGTTAGCACTCAGATTGCATGTAGATTTGCTATATGCTATAATATTAAGAAAGGGGATAAGCATGAGTAATATAATTTCTTTTATGTCAAATAGACCTTGGCTTAAAAAAGATAGTAAGTCCGCTCCAACACCAATGATTAAGACAATCCCTGACTGGTTTAGGGAAGCAGATAGATTTGCAAAAATGCCAAATGGAGAATTTTACAAGGCACCAAAAGAAATATGTCCTTATCCAAAAGAAGGCACTACAGACGACTACGGATTAATCCCAACCTGGAAAGCATGTCCATCAATTTTTGACATTATGGGGACAGGGTATTCTTTAAACCTTCCTTGTGATATAGAGTTTATACAAAAAGATGCAAACACTTTAACAGTAAATATAGAAGACAAGCAGTATAAAGATTTTTGTACACCACGACCACCCATGACACAGTTTAAACACCCTATGGGATACTATGAGAATCATTTTTCCTGGTTTATTGACTGGGGTTTAAAAACTCCAGAAGGGTATAGCAGTTTGATCACTCAGCCATTCAATAGGTTTGAACTACCATTTCTAAACACCTCTGGTATAATTGACACAGACAAGGTTCATTTGATGGGATCCTTACCATTTTTTATTGTAAAAGGTTGGTCAGGAACTCTTAAGGCTGGAACTACTTTTGCACAAGTCTTGCCTTTCAAAAGAGAGGATTGGTCTTCAGAAGTATCAATAGAAAATCCAATGAACATGTATACAAGAAATAAAGAGAACTCTGAGTTTTATAGAGTCCCTGACGGAGGGGTTTATAAAAACAAAGTATGGAGCAGAAGGAAGTATGAATAATGACAGTATATGATGAAAACGAAACCCCGTGGTTTACTAAGGACAGATCAGAAACAGCCTTAAACAGGTATCCTTCTAGAGATATTGGTAACGGCATCTTAGTTGAAAACCCAGCATTAGGTATAAATCTATACAGAAATACATTTTCAAAAGAAGATTCAGAAAGATATATAAAGACTCTTGAGTCAAACCTGAGTACTGGTGGTAAATACAAGTGGTCAGAGGCGCAAGTTACAAACTCCAGTGTTCCAATCAAAAAGGCTAGAGATGCTGTAGACTTTAAGTTTAAGCAAGAAAACCTAGGTCCACGAGATGAAACAAATGCAGAACTTATTGATTTACATGAAGAAATTTATCAGAAACTAAAACTATGCGTTGATGATTATGCAAGGTACTGGGGAATAAACGTTATATACTACGAAGCGTTTAACTTTGTAAAATATGAAGGAGAAGGAACACACTTCAACATCCATGCTGACCACGGACCAATGTATAACTGCACAGTGTCTGCTGTCATATATATAAATGAAGATTATGAAGGCGGAGAAATAAGGTTCCCAAGAATGGACAACTATACTCATACTCCACGAATAGGAGATATTCTTCTTTGCCCGTCTAACTATATCTATGAGCATGCATCTTTGCCAATGAAAAGGGGATCAAAGTATTGTGTAGTTGTTATGACAGACATCAATGAACTTGGCCATCAAGGAGTGAGGAACAAATAATGCAAACATGGACAGACAAGATTGACCTTGGAAATGGTATTTTTTGCTATAAGGGTGTAATCAAAAAAGAAATAGACGTAATTAACAGACTTGAAAATGTACTTGGATCTGTTTCTGATTATGGCCAAATATCTCCAGAAGGAAAAAGATACCACTGGCATCCAGCCTATGTTGGTTACCAGCAACTAATGCCAGACTATAGAGATTGCGTAGATTTTAAATTTAAGAAGACAGACATAGAACTTGATACTAGTGAAGACTCTATTAAACTTCAATCATTGTGGCAAGACCTATATGATGTAAAGTTGCCAGTTGTTCAGGACTATTCTAGAATTCACAACATAAATAATTTGCAGTATTGGGAAGCGTTTAACTTTATCAAGTACGGACCAGGACAGCATTTTAAAGAGCACCACGATCATGGGTTTTCATATAACTGTACAGTTTCTTTGGTCGCATACCCAAACGATGACTATGAGGGTGGAGAACTATTCTTTAGACTCCAAGGATTAACATTAAAACCAGAGGCTGGAGATTTATTTGTTTTTCCATCAAACTTTATGTATCCTCATCAGGCAATGCCCGTTCATTCTGGAATAAAGCATTCAATTGTAACAATGCTTGATTATAACAAAAAGTATCACACTCCAGAAATGTATCAGGGGGACTAAAATGTATAATATAAAAGTTGAAAAAAGTCAGGACTCTCTTTTTGAGATCTCTCCAATGTCCATCAAAAGAGATTGGATGGATGCCACATCGGAAAACCATGCATATAGGTGCTTTCCAGTAACACAGGCAAATGTTATTGGGTGGAGCCTTTCTTGCACAGATGATGTATCTTTTGAATGGAACGGCATTAACGATCAAACTCCAGATACCGTAAAGTTATTTAGCCCCGTAGGAGCATATTCTGGAAGAGGACAATCATCTATTAGTTTGCACACTGGCCTTTATTTTAGAACAGATGAAAACATAAGTCTTCTAACAATTAATCCAGTAAACTACTTTAGTAATGAATTTGAAACTATGTCTTCTTTAATGACTACATCCTTTTATGACAACCCTCTACCACTTGCAATTAAAGCAAAGGCTGCAAACAGAGTTGTAACAATTAAAGCGGGTACACCACTTGCAACAATTATTCCAATATCTTTAACTAGCCTAAATAACAGCACTATTGAGATCAATAAGTATATGGATCCAGAAAGAAAAAGAGAAGCATCAAACCTTTCTTATGGACAAGCAGCACAAGTTGTAAACTCTTCGGGAGAGTGGACTGACTGGTATAGAAATGCTGTAAATGAAAAAGGAGATTCTTTAGGATCTCACGAAGTAAAAGCACTAAAACTTTCAGTTAAAGATAATACTAACGGTGATATACTATGAGCATGGAAGAATATAAAGTAGTTCAGAGAAAACCATCACTAACGCCTTCAGGCTGGTTTGGCAATGGTAAAGATATGATTGTTGAGTTAGAGAACTTTATGACTCAAGAGGAGATGGACTTTTTAGAAAAGGCTGCAAAGTCTTTAACAATTTGGGATGTTACAGAAAGTCATGTAAATGAGAATGGAACAGTTGTTTATGAATCAAGTTATTGGAAAGATAGAGTTGCTACTCAGCCAACTTTAGATAAGAATGATCCCAACATATCCCCAATAGTTGCAGGTCTTTTTCAAAGACTAAAACCAATTGTTGAAGAATTTTACAAGGTTGAGGTTATTCCAACAGGGACAACGATTGTTAGGTGGCTTCCAGGACAACTGCAAAAGCCACATGCAGACAAAGAATTGCACGAAGGTCCAGATGCTGGAACTCCCAATGATTTTCCCAACTACGACTTATCTAGTTTATTTTATTTAAATGACGACTATGAGGGTGGAGAGTTATACTTCCCAAATCAAGGAGTTCAGTTTAAGCCAAAGAAAGGTGCTGCTTATTTTTTCCCAGGGGACAAAGAGTACATTCATGGAGTAACAGAGATTAAGAGTGGTATTAGATACACCTGTCCATTTTTTTGGGAAATAACTAAACACACTGGAGAAAGACAGCCATGATAGCAATGACATCAAACAACTTAAACCCAATAGAAATATACCCACAAATATTTGTATACAAAAATCTTTTTAAGGACATAGAAAATACCTATAGAATTTTAAGAGAGTCTGAAGGAGATGATTTGCTTAGTCCATGGACAAAGTGGTCTCATTTTGGACAATATCTATACCCTACATTTAAAGACTATCATCATGGAATTAGTATTGAGTCTGTTGAAAGTATAGAGACAAAAACAGAAAAAGAAGAAGAACAAAGGCTTGCAATACTAGAACTGCTTCATATTTTTTATAAGGCAACAGAAGACTATGCTATAAGAACTGGAGTTAATATAGATAAAGAAAAATATATAACAGACCAGTATGGAAATCAAGTATTTGAATGGCGAAGGGTTGGTCCATCTATTGCAAGATACAGAACAGACATAGATGACCCAATTGCAATGACATATCATTCAGACTATATAAGACAGCCAATAAAAAGTCCAGACCACAAGTTTGTTATCACTGCTTTAGCATATTTTAACGATGACTATGAAGGTGGAGAGATTGACTTTATTGTTTCTGGAGAAGCATTTATGTATAAGCCAGAGGCAGGAGACTTTTTGATTTTCCCTTCAGGACACCCAGAAATATTAACAAAAGATGGATCTGTTTATATACATGGAGTAATGCCACCAACGGGAGAAGCAAATAAATACATATCAAGAATGTACTGGATGAAGTATGAAGATGGTGAACCGCTTTGGTTTGAAAAAGAAAAAGAATTTGGAAAAGAAGTGTGGGCAGAAATGCAAGAAGACATTATGCAAAAGTTTAGAGATGATAATCCTAATAAGATTAGTTCAGAAAAAGAAAGAAGGGTCTCATGAATCTAGAAAATAAAAAAAGAATAACAAAGGATATAGTTGTTTACGAAAACTTTATTGATGCAGAAACCGCTGCTAAACTTGTAAAGGTTTTAGATAAGCATGCAGAACTTGGCTTGATTACTTGGATGCCAATATCTTTTTATGAGTCATACTCGTCTGTTTTGCCACAAGACAATGACGAGCATGTAATCGCAGAAGGTCTAGATCCTAATATTTTTTCAGATATGAAAAAGGGAATTGTTAATGCAGTAGCAAGTGTTCATGACCTTGATCCAAAAATAATTTCTCAGATTGGATACCATACTCAAAAGTGGGAGCCAGGAGCCTACGCTAGAAAGCATTCTGATAATACAGATGAGCAGGGAAAGTCTGGAGCATTTACAAGAAGCAGATACGCAGCATTTTTATACCTAAACGACAACTTTGAAGGTGGAATGTTGCAGTTCCCAGATCAAGATATAAGTTTGGCACCAAAAGTTGGAATGCTTGCTGCATTTGATGGTGGATTTAACAATATGCACGAGGTAACCTTAATTACTAGTGGTGTAAGATATACTCTAGGATCTTTCTGGGATGATAGAGAAGAAGATGCATATCCACAAGAACTAAGAGATGCTTGGGCTGAAGAAATGAAAGCCACTAGAGCACAACAAGAAATTGAAAGAGCAGAATGGCAAGAGTTGTTGAAGCAAGGATGGAAACTTGACGATAAAGGAAATAAGTATAAGGTTGAGGAAATCTAAATGGAACCTTTTCTAAAAAAAGAATTTGAAGATGCTGGATATAGTTTTGAAATATTTCACGACCAAATCCTTGTAGTTGAAAACTTTTTATCCAAAGTTGAACTAGGAATAATTCTTGATATTATAGCAACTACAAAAAATGAAGATTGGTCTATAGAATACAAAAGAAGTCTTGCAGAGTTCTGTATGGAAAAATTTGGCAGAGACGATGTAGATAATCTTGTAGCAGAAGGCAAGTATGAAATTACACGAGGCTGGGATGACAAAAATTTAAATATTGGTAAAAGAGATATAAGTCGAGTTCTTCAAAAAAGACTTGGAGACTTACTAGCAATTGCAGATGACAGTCTAGAACTTGCTGGATTTGGAACTATGCAAAGAATGCAAGAGGGAGTAGAATTAAAGTCTCATACAGATCAGCATACAGATCCATCTATTAAATATGCTGCTATACTATACATAAATGACGACTACAAGGATGGGACCCTGTTCTTTCAGAATAAGGAAAACTCAGACTTAAGGCCAAAGCCAGCGTCTTTGCTGATTTTCCCAGGTAACGAAGAATTTGAGCATGGCGTAAGACATGTAGGTAAGGGGCCAATCAGATACGTTATAGTTGGCTTTATAAAAGTAAAGAACTTTTACGAAAACAACAAATACTAGGAGGCAATAATGGAAAAAGAAATACTTGAAGAAAAGGTTTATTATTACACAAATGTAATTGAAGACCCTAAGAAACTTGTTGAGGCAATTGAAAATGACAACAAAGATGAGTGGGGCGAGTGGATGGCCTGTAGCGGTCAGCACTATGTATATGGATCAGACAAGACTATTGCTCTAACTGCAGAAACAGATGAAAAGAATAAGTATATTTATGAGACATTGCAGAAGGCTTTTGACGATGTAGCCAGAGACTATGCAAAAGCACAAGGAATAACAGACGAGCCAAAACTTTTTCCACAGTACCCAATCAAGAAGTATCAATCTGGAACCTTTATGGGTGCCCATTTTGATCAGCAAGAAGGGGATGAAAGATTAAAGGTTTCTTTCGTTATGTATTTAAATGACGACTATGAAGGCGGAGAAATTTCTTTTACTATTGCTTCTCCAGAAGGAGTTCTTACTCACCCAAGCCCAGAGCCAGACTTTTCTGAGGCAGAGAAGAACGGAAACTATACATTTGCTATTAAGCCAAAAGCAGGTAGCGTTATAGTGTTCCCACCATCTCCACCATATCACCACACTGCACACTTAGTTAAAAGCGGTGAAAAGATTATGGTTCCACAACACTGGATTCACTAGCATGCCTAGTTATCATCAACCAACAAGCGAGCAAGAAGAGTTTGTTTTAAACCTTTTAAATAAAAAAAGAGGTGGATACTATGTTGAACTTGGCGCTGCACACTCTGTAAATGGAAGCAATACCTACAGGCTTGAAACAGAGTTTGACTGGAAAGGTGTATCATTTGAGATTGTTCCAGAATTACATAAAGAGATTTCTGAGAATAGAAAAAACCCTTGCATCCTAGGAGATGCAACAAAGTTTGACTATATTGGATACTTTGAAGAGAACAACTTTCCAAATCAAATAGACTACCTACAGGTAGATATCGATGCTGGATATCAAATGGATGGCAGACCTGCAGGAAATCATTATACAACTCTGCACGGACTAATTGCGGTTCCTATTAATAAGTATAGATTTTCAGTAATAACATTTGAACATGATGCAAACATGTATTGGAGAAACACGGCAATGAGAGACGCTCAAAGAGAGATACTGGATTCTCTTGGTTACTCTTTGGTAGTTAGACAAATGCATGAAGACTGGTGGGTAGATCCAAATGTTATCGACTTAGAAAGATATAGAAAATATTTTAAGTGGGATACACTGTAGTGCAAAAAACAGCAATTGTAACTGGAGCAAGCAAAGGCGTTGGATATGCAACGGTAAAACTTTTATCTGAAAGTGGGTATAAGGTTATAGCCGTATCTAGAAACTTATCAAATGTTTCAAAACTTGTTTCTGATAATGTTGAAGTTTATCAAATGGATATAACCAACTCTGAAGAAATAAAAAGATTTCATGAAAAATATAAGGACATAACTCTAGACCTTTTAGTAAACAATGCAGGTGGCGGTGCTGGTCCAACAAATATAGTAAATGAAACAATGGATAACTTCAGGAGAGCCTATGATATAAACGTATCTGGGCCAATGTATTTATCACAACTTTTTGTTCCAGAAATGAAAAAGTCTAGTTCTCCAACAATAATTTTTATTAGTTCTCTTGGTGGAAAATTTGCCTATCACGGTGGAGGAAATTATACAAATGCCAAAAGAGGAATGATGGCTCTTGTAGATACAATGAGGCTGGAGTTTCCACAGTACGGTATTAAGATTACTGAAATATGTCCAGGAACAATTGACACACAAGAAGAAAAAAGAGACATTGCTTTAACAGCAGAAGACATGGCAGAATGTATAAGATGGGTATCACAATTACCAAGCCATGTCAATATAAACCACATAGAGTTAAACCATATACTTAGTGGTAAATGAGTTTTTAAATAACTATCAACTACACATTTAGGTAGAGTTTTACTTTTTACAAAACTCTGCTATAATTAAGACTTATTCCGTTTTTGAAAGGACGATACAAATGTCAGATTTTTTTAGTTTTAAACTTCCAGAGGATTTTGTAGAAAAGTATAAAAGCCAAGAAAGCCCATTTGGGTTTAAGGATGCAGCAGAAAATTCACTTGGAGAAATTACTTTTATTCGTACTTACTCTAGAATGAAGGAAGATGGAACTAAAGAACGCTGGCATGAAGTTTGTCGTCGTGTAATCGAGGGTATGTATTCAGTACAGAAGAA